CATTGATTGCGTCAGCAACAGTTGTTGCAGTTGTATTGATTGCCTGTTTAGGTTCAACAAAAGTAATAAGAACGTCACGGTCACTATCCAGTTCCGCAATCGCACCACTTACTGTAGATGCGATTGTTCCCATTGCACCTGAAGTGATTATACCTAACTCTGCATCATGTTCATTGATTGCAGCTGTCAGATTCTTTGCAGATGTTGTTAGTGTTGTGTGTGGTCTTGCGCCAATATCACTATCCAACTCATTTGCAGCAGCAGTTAGATTTTTTGCAATTGTCGTAAGATTAGTATGGGGTCTCGCACCGATATCACTATCAAGTTCGTTAACACCCGACACAAGGTTATTTGCAATAGTTGTAAGGTCAGTTGCGACCAGATTGTTTGATGTTCCTCGGATACCTACTTCTAGTTCATTAATACCTGATACGATATCATTCGCATTAGTGGTTAAGTCAGCCTTAGCATTACCACCACCAGCGCCATGAAGGTCACTGTCGAGTTCATGCAGTGCAGATACGATGTTATCAGCACTAAAGTCTGCAAGGTCAGTTAAGACTAGATTATTAGAAGTACCACGAATTCCTAATTCAAGTTCGTTAATAGCTGCGACCGCACTAGAATCTTGATTAGTGTTTAGTCTACCAGTCGCACCTAAGTCTAAGGACACTGTATTGGTATTGGTCACCAACGTAGTGAACGTATCCTGAATCGTTGTAATTGTCGGTTGATTTGTTGCCATTACAGTTTCTCTACTAGTTTATTGAGGAGTTCTTTTATCTCACCGACTTCATTCTTTAATTCGTCAAACTCTCTATCTTTATTCTTTCTTCGTTGTTTAGCATCTCGTGCTTTGTTAATCTCATCTTTATTTATATTAACTATGGCACCAGTTCTTGGGTCTCTTGCCAAACTAGAACTTCCGTCTACCATTATATACCTACTCATTATACTGCCAACGCAATTGCTCGGAAGTCTTTGAAGACAGGAATCTTAGATGAGTTATTTGAACGCATCACAATTTTAAATTGATATTGAGTGAACGGGTCAACATCACCACCATCACCACCAATCAAGTAACGATATTCACGATAGTTATTAGGGTCTGGTGCAATAGTTGTTTCTGTTGATTGAAGTGTCCAATCCTTATCAAAGATATTTTCACCATCATTCGCAACTCTGAAATATAAATCAAAGTCAGCATTAGATGGTCTTAGTGCAGATACCAGTACTTTCATACCAACAGCATCTGCTTCAAGTTCATTCACCGAGGTGATATGTTTAGCCAAAGCGGAACCGCCAAACGGTGTTGTCTCGTCCGTATATGTTAATGGAACATTATATCCATTAGCAGCAGATGAGACTTGATTATCAATCAAGTTTGACGTGGTAGTAAGAGACGCTCTTTGTGCATCAATAACAGGAGATACATCCGAACGAACCGTTCCCATATCAATCTTAAAGGTTGTTGAACGAACACCAGAACCCAGTTCCGTAGTTTCATTTGAGGCTTTCGCAACAAGTCTTGGTGCAGTAAAGAAGTTCTCTTCACCCACCACAATATCGGCACTATATGTCGCATCTTTCTGATAACGAGTCTGTTGACCAGCAACAGCTGCCAGAGATTTACCTGTAGTAAACTTAGCACCAAAGGATAAACTTGTATCGTCTGGTTGCATTGTGGTAAAGTTTGGTGTTGCAATATCAAATTGAACTTGTTGGTCAACTATGATATCTGTTCCACCAAATCTACCCGAAGATGTTGCAGCACTATCAGCTTCAAATCTTAGACCAAATCCATCAATTGCGGTAACTGTTCGGCTACCAAGGAGACTAGTTCCAAGAATACCGTTATAAGTTGTTGCACTATCCAATCCAGCAATAGTTACTGTATCATTAACATCATAACCATGATTTGGGAACAACATAGTAACGGTTGCGTCCGCATTGTTCATGAAGAATGGATTGTTTTCTAAAACCTCATCTTCTACGTCACGGTTCTCAAATATCGCATAACCTCCAGCAGTATCAAACTCTGCTTGGAAAATCTTGAACGACAAGTCTTTTGTTTGGTCTGGTTCCCAAGTCTTACCATTTTGTGACTTGAAGAGTGAACCCATTGAAGGTTGTCGTGATACACGTTTCTCGGTAGAACCTAGTTCAAACGCATAGGTCTCAGCAACATAGGCTTCATACTCAACCGACTCCGCAAGTAGAACAATTGCATAATCCGTTTCGGGATTCAGATAGATTGGTTCATCAAACTCAAACGTAGTAGGAGCGGCAAGTACCGCAGCCTGTGTCTGTGATGCTGGTAAGTTAACTTGTGACGGTGACAGGAATTTAATCGCATTACCGATAATATCAGTTGCAGACGGGACACCATTGACCATAGGACGAATCTGTAGTTCAACAGGAACACTGGAATCCTTACTCTTAAAGTAACACTGAACTTTAGTTACAAACATACCTGAAGGTTTTGTGACAGTAAATGACTGAGCAAGTGGGTCACGGTTACGGACACGAGTAGTTTCTGTCCACTTACGGGTTCTCTTCTGAGTGATACGAGTAGAGGTAATGGTCTTCTGTCTTGTATCTAATGTACCTTGTGCAACATAGTTAATTGATGCATGAGACAATGCAGCTGCATCATTGTTGATACTGATATCAAGTAGTTTAAACTCACGAGTACCTGTACGGAAACGATTAGTAGTTGAAGATGGGATGAAGAATGAACCTTCAATCACACCATTTGCATTTGATTCTAAGTTACTCGAACCCTGTGGGTGCGAACTAGAATTGCGGAATCTGTTACCATAATAGATTCCTGAAGTTCCACCTAACGAAAATCTTTCGAAAGACTCTTCACGACAGAAATTCGATACTAGTTTACCATCAAAGAATGGGAAGAATTGTGTATTAGGTCGGAGTCCTTCTGCACGGAAGAACACTTTACGTGAACGGATAAATGGTAAGAATGTCAGAGATACTGTTTTATCACCAACTACTTTACGAACAGTTCTTGTTCCAACAACAACACGTTGCGAAAATGAACGGGTCGTTGTGGTTCCTGCACGGTCTCTGTTAGTTGTAACACCACCTCTAGCAACACCGTCTGACTGTCTGTTTGTAGCAAGTGGTACACCACGCCAGTTCCAATCAGCAACACCTCTCCAACCATTGAAGATTGGAAGTTGCATAAATCCAAATCCACCGATAGGTGCAAATGGGCGACCACTCCATACGAATTCGTTAGCTACGCCTCTTCTTACTGCCGTTCCTACCGCAAGGTTACCTTCGTTAATTGTACCAAGGTCTTCTTCCGCAGTCTTGTTAATTACGTTCGCTGGTTTATATTTTGTCTGTTGCCATTCATCCGAAGCGGGAGAAAGAGTAATATTACCCTCTCCAGTAATAACCGCAAATGGGTTAACATTCTCAGTACCAGAAACAACTGGTTGAGTGATTGCTTCTTTATGTGCATAATTAAGGAAAATGGTATCGCCTTTCAAGATAGTATTGCTTGAAAGCGCACTATCATAGATAAGTCCGACATTATCTTCAATTGTTTGTGGTGCTAAGAAGTTTCTAGATGGGTCAATCGCAGCACGATACTCAGAGTTCTGTGCATCCGAGAAACTTCTATCTTTGAAGTTATCAACAAAGAATCCAGATTTACTTCTAGGGTTACCCGAAGAATCAAGAACCAACAGAGCCGATGTATCGACTTCAAGAAGAGATAGTGAAGTAACTTCTTCTAGTTTATCAATTCTTTTCTCAATCTGTGAGATATCTTTCATCGTGAAACGTTTTGCTTCAATCGGAGTTACAACGATATCTGAGTCACTTAGACCATATGGGTTAAGTTCTAATTCAAAGAGGGGCAATGTATTTTCGGGAGTAAAGGGTACTTGTGAAGTAAAGCCAGGTTCACCTTTAATGTTCTTTATATCACCTTGTGTGGTAATAACAATTTTATCTGCACGAGGAACATAGTATTCTACGTCACCTTGGAAGATGTCACCGTTAGTAGGTATTTCGTTAAATGCAGCGTCACCGCCAGCAAATAGTCCGTCAGAATCAACCGATGAACGGAAGTCAATCACATCACGTAGATTGATTGAACTACGAGGGCCAATCTGAAAGTTAGGAATATTTTCGTAAGCAACCTGACCCGTGTAAGAGTTTACTGCGAAGTAATCACCTGCACCGTGGGTAAAGTGTTTGAATCTTGTAAACACCGAACCAGCTGGAGCAGTAGCGCCACCCTCAAGTACTAGACGTGCATTATCATAGAAACCAGCACGTTGACCATCGTCAACAGTAAACAGATAAGAAATATCCGAACCACTAGAATCCGTTTGTTTGATTGATAATACATCATATACATCTGTTGCGTGTAGATTAACAAATTTAGTTCCTGTGCCATCGGATTCTACTGCACCACTAAATGTGGTTTCTACCAATGTTTTTTGACGCACCGATGGTTGTGCTTTGTTAACTTTAAGATATACGGTAACTGCTGTAGAGTTTGGAAGTCCACTAATAGTAGTTGACTGAGTACCTGTGCCAGTAATACCAGAAGGAGAAACCACCGCACCAGTATCATTACGAGTGACAATCCATTGAGAGGTGTTTACAAATGTTTCGCCAGTTGCCGACAAAGAAAGCGTCAGTGAACCAGAACCACTTGATGTACCTGTACGGATACGTTGAACCTCAAAGTCTACGTCACTAATAGTTCTTGGTCTTGGATTAGGAAGAGGATACACCAAAGTTGTTTTGGTTGACTCTTTAATAACAGCTTTACTATTTTCAAGAATTGGGTTAGCAAAATCAGCTGCACCAGTACCAAGAGATTTAACATTACGTAAAGACTGACCACTGTTCATTTTAATGTCGAACAAGTAGACTCGATAGTTCGCACCATCTTCTTCTACATAACGGACTCTTGCAGTACCAATGGTAGAACCACCATATGATGCAGTGCTACGTAAATTTAGTGTCGCAAATGCTGATACGTTAAGATTACCTTCAAGCGTATCACATATAAAATATTGACCGTAAGTAATACCAGCAACTTCGTTTGTTAGAGTTTCGGTCTGTCTTGGTTTTGCGATTATTAGAGGTGTAGGTTTTGGAGCGTCAGCACGGTAACCATTTACATATGCGGTTCCGTCTGAAACAGAAGCAAGGAAATCATTCGCAGAATCACCAAAGTCAACCGTGAATGGCTCTACAATATAATTACCTGATTCTTCCTCAGTTCTGGTCGCAAGAAGTTTATTAATTGCGTTATAATTAGATTCGCCTTTTGCCTCATCGACAATTAACCCGTCAGCTACATCACAGTAGTAAACAAAGTTTTCGTCCGAAACAATTTGGTCTTTAGTAGTAAGAGTAAGTTTGATGCGATAACGGTCTGCGCCAGGCGAAGACAAGTTAGGAGTTGCACCTTGATTATCATACAGGGTATTGGTGTCAGTAACAGTAATGATATCTTCAGTCACTTTAAAACCAACAACCTTAGTAGGGTATCTTGAGTATTTGGAAAGGATTAGACTCTGTTTACCGTTAAAGACAAAGTGTCCACGAGTAAAGAAGTCACCTTCCGCAGATGAAATTTGACAACCTCGACCAACAGCAGGGTTGTTAACTGTGTTGGTTGATTGTACAGTAAGTGTATCTGTGCCATTAGAGATGTCTTCACCAGCACCCATGCGAATAGTATTTTCACCCGCAGTTGCACCAGAGGTATTGGTGTATTGTACATATAAGGTTGCGGGGTCTGAACCTGACGCAACAAGAACTTCGAGAACTCTTGCTTTTACAGTGGAAGTCTGACCAGTAAATTCTGTTCCGACCAGAGTGGTTAAATCACTAGGTAAAGTATTAACCGAAGTATTCAGTTTAATAAATTCGTAATCATTGTTTATAGATGGGCCGCCAGGATTTACTGCAGCACCTTCTGTAAATACATTCCTACCAAAGCGACCAATTTCTTCTTGGATGATTGTTTGCAACTGTGTAAGTTCACGTGCTTGAAGCGCTCGTCCACTGTTGAATAGGATACGGTGATAATTATCACTATCCTTGAAATCATCCTTGTAAGATGAGTTAAATACGTTAGATGTAAATGTCTTTGGCATGTCTCTACCTTAAATTTGGATTACGATTTTAATGTCTTCGGTCTGTTCGGCACTACGAGTAACTGACCCACGATTGTCAATATACAAAACCACACCGCTGAAAATATCAACTTCAGGAGTTATATATGGAGCAAACGTAGCGTTAAGACTACCTGTACCATTACCATCAATTTCTGAGATAGATTCTCCCGCATCAAAGTTACCAAATCCAGTAACTTCTGTTTGGTGATACCAAATACTGTTAGAGTCTACTTTATCAATATATGCCTGTACACCAGAGGTTCCACCTTCAATAATATTGTCTGTGGTAAATCCAGTCACCACACTAGACAACCTAAGTTGTTTGAGTGCAATACCAGTAGATTCTGTAAAGAGTGTTGAACCAGAACTATCCATTAGGTTCTTAATCAAACCGACTTGACGGAAATCATTACCAATAATAAAGTCATTGCCTTCAACACCTTCGGGTTTTGCGTTAAACATAATAGCAGTAGAACGTAAGTCATCTCTTGGGTCTGCACCTAAACCTAAAGGTGTCGAGAGAACGGCTCTTACTGAAGCTGGTTTACTTGGTGAACCACCACCAGTGACAGCAACATCCGCAAAATTATACCCACTACCAAGTGTGTAACTACCAGAACTATCGATGAGTTCTACCCTAGTAACCTGTCCACCAGAAATCGTTGCACCAGCTTTTGCCTTTATTCCATCACCTGTGACGGAAATTGTAGGTGTTGAGGTATATCCTGTTCCACCCGAATCAACAACATAACCGATAATCTGACCAACAACAGCTGCATTCTGAACCAATTCTTGTTCCACATCAGCAGCAGGAGAATCCGAGTCCGTACCAGTAATAAGTTGTACAGGAAGATAATTTGCAGAGATATATTTGTTTGCGTCCAAGGCACCAATAGAATACAAGAACTTCCAGATGTAACCATCTGCGGTATCAAACGGAGTACCTGTAGTATTACCACTTGGTTGAACCGTGGATACTTGGGCTTGACCCGAATTGTTTTTTGCTTGTTGAAGACACATATAAACTTGGTTGTTATCGTTCATGACATAGTATGTCTGAGTAGGATAACCAACTTGTGCATCATCATATGCAGAATATATTGCACCAGATGCCCAGTTGTAACGAGGAATAACAAAAGAATGGTCAACAATATTTTTTACTGACTGTAAACCAAGACGGAAGTTTCTTTCCTCTCTTGCGCTGTTTAGAACAGTTGGTGCGATATCAGAATCGTTCCAATCCTCGGAACGTCCAATCGCTATAAAGTAATTAGTATCAGAGTCCGAAATGTCGGTTTTGATTGATTCGATTACTTGTTTTTTAATTTTTCGAGTTACAATTGCCATCTTATTATCCTGTTGTTACACCGTTGTTGCCAACGATAAACCATTTACTCTTTCCATTATTCCAGATAAGTTGACATCCGTCACCCTCACCAAAACTTAAAAATCCGTTGCCAGAATCAACACCAAAGATATTTGATGTTCCGCCTTGTGGAGTAAGTCTTACTTCACCCGCACCAACATTACTAAAGAATTTGGTCTCTGCCTGAATTGTTCCATCGTTAATAATAGGAGAAATCAAACTACCAGAATTAAATACTGTCATCGGTTTTGTTAGGTCTATTGCACTACTTGTTGCAACGTCTGTTCCTTTTTCAAGAACAAATTTGTTTTTAATTTCAACACCACCTGTACCTTTCGCAGCAAGTTCAAGACTGATATTAGTATCATCACCATCGACATCAATTGCAGGGCCATTACCTGTAGCCGCATTAGTAATCATCACATAATTTACAGCACTTGATGTAGATACAAATTCAAGGTATTCATCACCAGCACTGTCAAAAAGTTTTGAACCACCACTAAGACCACCCAGTTCTGGATTCTCAATGTGTGGACTACTAATAGTTTTATTGGTTAGTGTTTGGGTTGCATCTGCAAATACAAAAGTATCATTCGTTGTGAGTAATGGAAGTGTAATATTACGATTTGCACTTAGGTTACTCACCACAACATTGTATGTATGACTTGAATCTGCATCTTTAATAGATGGAGTAGTTAAACTAGGACTTAGAATAGTTTTATTAGACAATGTCTGTGAAGCAGAGTCTAATAAGAGTGTCCCACTGGTATCTGGAAGATATACAGTATTATCTTGGGTGGGTTCAATTGATGTTAATGTGGTCTCAAAATCATTTTCAGCGAGACCTTCAAACACCGCACCAAGTTCTGTAAGTGTTACAGACGTAGACGCAGAATCTCCACCGATTGAAGTGTACAATTCAGCGAAGTTTTCATTAATTTTTTGGGCAGCTACACGCAGAGTATCCCCTGTGCCGTCATTTGCCGCTGTACCTCTGTTTAGAGTCTGTCTTGCCATTTTTAAATCCGTCTTGTTTTATCTATTTATAAGCATTATTAACTAAAGTGTGAAACTTTTTATATACTGGTCGGAGTCCGCACTGTACCATTTGTTGATATCTTGGTCTAGTGTTTCCCATCTGAAGTTGTTACTCAAGTCCATACCATTAGTCTCGAATTCATCCGAATCATCAAATGTAGGTGATGTAGCCGTCTGCGCTTCACGTAATGATGAGTATTGATTTTCAATTGTTTGAATGTTGTAACCAAAATCTTCTATACTTGTAAGTTCCGCATTGATTCTATTCAATACACCATCTGAATCACTATATAGGTCATCGACAAGAGCGGTTAAGTCCATGTGTGCGAAGTCTCCGAATGCACCTGTTCCCTCTATTGTGATAGGTGGTGGTGGTTCAAGAACAACTAGTGGCGCTGTCACAGTATCTATAACTTCAGATACAATCTGAACCTCACTGCCAATAAACATACCAGCGGGATGGGTAAACAATTTGTATGGTTCTTTCCATTCACTAAAAGCAATGTCAGACTTGATAAGGATAGCGAAAGTCTGATATAATTTATTATCAGTAAGAAACTTCTGAGAGTTCAAACCAATCTGAGAATCCTCTTCTCCAACTTTAAATACATTTTCTTTGGTATAAATCACATCGGGGTCAATACCAAAGAAAGTTCTGAAGAACTGTTGAATAGAATACTTTGTTCCTTTAGAACGATAAAGAGTGCTTGAGTATTTTGAAGCTGCACGTTTGTCTGTAAATCCTTCAAAGTAAGATTGACCCAAAAGTAGTTCATCTTCGATATAGGATAATAATTCTATATCAGTTTGGGTAATATCACGATTATAGAATAGTTCATTTACTAATTTTGATGGCGAAGTATCACCATCCTCAAAGTGATAGTATTCGTTAAGAAGAGTAATTAATTTGGGATACTCAGACTTGAAAAACTCAGGCAATACTTTTTCGACCTCATTACGAGGAAAAGAAATATTTCTTCGATTCAAGTCGTTTAGTGTATCATCACTCTTGTGTGTCATTAGTTAGTAATCCCAGTATCAATTTCAACAACACGTGAGAATGTGTTGGATGGGTCTAGTTCTAAAACGTCTTCTCTTAATGGAGAGATTGCACTCTCGTTTGCAGGTTTGGCAGAAATCTTAATAAATCCATCCGAACCAACAAAGTTATCAATCTGAAGACCTACAATAAATACGGTATCACCCGTATAGTTACCGACATTGTCCACAATAACTTCGTTACCTTCGGTGTTGAAGACTTCTAGTTTATTGGTGTTCAGTTTGTTTCTCAGAATACAAGTTTGGTTTTTGTATCTAAATGCTGAAGATGTGATTGTATAGAAAACATCATCAAATGCTTTTAGAGGAGCCGCAAATCTGAGTGTGTGGTCTTGAATCTTAGTTAACGTAGGAGTAAATCTTCTCTGCATAAACACATCTGTACGAGATGAGAGAACCGAAGGACTCACATCATCGACTAAAGTAAGAAGGTTTGAACGTCTAAACGATTGATTGAACTTACCAAGGTTATTGGTAAAGTAATTAGTAATAACCTCATTGACCGAATCTTGGATAGTATTCCTAGAAAGTGTGGTCAAACTAGGATTAAATTGGAAGAATGTTCTAGTCTCAATAAAGGTCTTGATAGGGTCACTAAACTTGACATTAAAGGAAGCGACCGATAACTGAGCTGCAAGGTCAACAATAGAATCTTTTGTTGTTGCAATTGTAGTATCATCAACGTCTGCATTAAACAGAATTGAAAGAAACACTGTTCCGAACTCAGGGTCAAGAGCTTCCTCTCCACCAAATGATTGAATGTCTTTTATGAGTGTAGAAAAGTTACGTAGGACAAGAGATGAATAGTCTACCGCAGTTACCATTCGATTCTGAGATGCGTATTGGAAAGGCGCATTCTGACGAATTGATTCGGTAGTTTCTTTTGCAGAACCACCAACAGCAGCTGCGACTGTGGCCACACTCATGGTATAGTTACTCCCACCAACACTGATTTGTGCTTGTGGTTCAAAAACCTTTGCGGTATTAGCGGATGCACCACTAGCAGCAAGATATGTTGCCGTAACTTTAGAACCTGTTTTGGGTGCAGCGCCTAGAGTGCTACCATTACCAAATGACAATTCAAAGAATCCATTCGGAGACTCTTTGAGAATGTATAGGGTAGAGTTTGCATTAATGGTAGTCGCTTTTAGAATACTAGTATATGCAGTAAATGTTGAAGATGACGGAACTTCATAAACACGAATGATTGCAGTATCAATATCCATCGTTCTGTCTGGAACTATGTAAACCGCATTATCTTCTGCTCTCGACACAAGGAACGTCTTTACTCGTTCAATTCCCTCGAAAACTTTTATGTTTTTGCTACCCGCAATGTTTTTAAATTCATATAGACCAGAACCATTATCTGTTGCGCTAATGTTTTCTTGTGTTTGAAAAATAAATTCTTCATTATCAACAGTAGCGTTAAACTTATATCCAGTTGGGATTTGAATCTCTGGAGTTCTGTCAGTAACACCAGAAAGATTTAATGTTAAGTTTATAATCGCTTGAGCAGAAGTCATAGAATCAGGAATGTAACCGATACCTTCTGCAAGTGATAAAATAGAACTACGTAACTGTGCGGTTCCAAGAAAAGATTCATTCAACGCAAAATTGGCAGTCAGTGCATTATAATGAGTATTATATGCAAGTACATCCAAGATATTAGACAGACCAGACGCTTCAAAGTTATAATCCGCAAACTCTTCTTTTTCAGCGAGAAATGTTTTTAGGTTATTCTTGATTGCGTCAAAGTCTAATGATGTCGATTTAATTGTTGTTGCCATTTTATCTTAACCTTGCGAGTGTGGTAGTGAACGTTACTTCTTCTTCTGTGTTGACTACTTTAAATTTTATTGTTACTGATAAACTATTAGTATCTGGTTGTAGTGATACAATAACTTCAAGAACTTGCGCTCTTGGTTCGAAGTATTCGATATTTTCGATAACACCTCTACGTAACACGTCCGACTGGCCCCTATCAGCCAATTCAAATAATTGACCTCTAAGGTTTCCACCATATTGAGGACGAAACGGTTTCTCTAGTCTATTTGTCTGAACTAGATTCTTTACCGCTTGTCGCACCGCAGCTGCATCCGTCTTCTTGTAGATTTCTCCACTAGACGGTTTTGCCCTAAATGCAAGGTCGATATCGGTATACTGTCTTACACGAGTGGTCGTTACTGACGCAGTCTGTAAGTTAGTATCTTCTTGTGCGAACGCTCTACGTATTGCCATAGTTCTATTTATATGACTTTTTAGTCACTTTCCTTAATTTCTATTAATTCATCTGAACTCATTAACTCATTATTAAAATAAGTTGCAACATCACCAGAGAACTCAATATCAAAGGAATCTGGTGTTTTTGGAAACTCTAAACCAATCTGTGCAGTAAGACTTCCGTCTGGATTGTAGATGTCATAATCTAGATACAGTTTTCCAAACTTGATATAATCTTTCCAATACTCAGCAACATCAAAGGTTTGTTCCAGATTAATTTCTCCATCCTGACCAATCACTTGATAATAAACCAAACGACCATCGGATTTCTTTTCCATTATTTCGTTACCGTCATCAATCTCTTTGAGGTCATAGATACCTTCTGACACAATCAAACGAACATCATTAAAGTTTTCGGTGTTGCCGTTGATGATTCTCATTGCTTCAGCTTGGAGGTAGAGATGTCTTGCAATTTCCTTTCTCTTCGTTTCACTGGTCACGTGGTTGAATGGTGTTCTATCACCATACGCACCAAGGAACTTGGCAACAGTAATGCCAGGCGCAAGTTTAGTTGCGGACGTAATGTTTGTCCGAAACTGTGGATTATATACTGGGTCAACTAAAATTATCATCGTGTAAATCTCTTTCCTCTATTTTCAATTGCATTACCAATCGGTTCAAATCCGAATCTTGAAGACGGTGATTTCTTCACAGTCCTACCAATCGCTGGAGGAGTCCTTGTTTTGTACTCGGAATTTAGTCTTTCTTCTGAAACAAGCACACCCGCAACTACATCACGAGAACCAGAGTTTCTGAAAGCAGAACGAATCTCTTGGGTCGTTGGTATCTTATCAAACACATCAAAGTAATCATCGGTCAATAGTGTCTTGTTCTTTAACACATCCCCACCATCAATTACTACTGTTCTGATTGCATAGTCACCATTGGTAGAGTGTCCAACAACAAACTCACCGTTGATTGGCCCTTCCCCCGCACCAGAACTTGTGTATTGTTGTTCCGAAGTAAATGATGGAATATGAACAGATGCGGCTAATAGTGTCGGAACAGTCGATGCTCCCAATGCGCCAGCGGTCACAGCAGTTAATGCGGATGTAGCATTAGTTGCATACCAAGACCTAAGTGCCAAGTCTGCTTTATCCGCATTGTTGGCCAATAGTGCTTCAGACGCTTTACCAAACAGTGTACCATAGAATGCAGCACCAGAGTTAAACGGAACCGCACCTTCACCACCCATAAATGCGTTACCTGTGAAGTCAACCATTCGTCCACCAATCGCACCTTTCTGACCCATCACCGACACATACTTTGCACCAGTGATATTGGTATTCTTACTCGTTGCAGCAAATCCTTCTTTAGCCGTAATAAGAATGGTCTCTTCAGAAGATAGTTGAATATTACCTTCCGCAAGTGTTTTCATATCAAACTTGACAAACTGGTTGAAATCTGATAACATGACATCGGTACTTGTACCAACAGTCTTAGTTGTCTTGGTCTTCTTGGTAATATATTCTGAGTTACCTGTTACCGTTGTCTTATGATTATGTTCGATAGTTTCATTCTGACTACCCGCAACGTTGACATTGTAGTTACCTCCAACATCAACATTATAGTCACCCGTAACCTTTAGATTTAGATTACCTTGATACACAAGGTTACCATTACCCTCAATGATTACAGTCTGGTCACCACCCGTTATTTCTACCTTGTTATTGACAGCAGAGATAATAACAGAACCATCGGCCCTCATCTCTACACCCGCACCTTTACGATGTCTAATTAGTACACGTTCACCGCCAGGCGTATCATCCATTTCAACAACATGTCCAGAGGTAGTCTCTTGAACTTGATTGAATGGATATTCGGATGGACGTTGTGGTTCAATGTTGAGTGGTACACCATAGTCACCACCCCCAACATAGAGGTCATTTATCTTAGTTCCACGAGCAGCTTTGTTGATTGAAGAACCAAAGTTATACTCTCGTTTAGGATACTCACCTGTGGGGTCTTGCATCCCATCTTCGGGTACTCCGAGTGTGTTCTCTAGTCCTTCTCCGAGTTTGTCTACTCGAATTTTAAAATTATCTTGTTTAGTCGTCATTCTACATTAATCTCCGCTGGACTCAATGGCGCTTGTGTTGATGGTTCAGTAAGAATATTCTTTTTCCTGAATACCGATTCAACATAGTCCACTACATCAAAATATGGGTCAAGTTCACTTTCATCTACATCGTTATGTCCAAAGACTTGTCCGCCTGGATATTTTCGGTAGAAACTTCTCAAAAACTTTTCTAGTGTCGTATACTGTTGGCGAGTAAATGATTGTGAAGACTTATAATCTGTCGGATTATCATCTCCCGCAGATATATTTAGACCACCAACTAAAGCGATACCAATAGAATATACGTCATGGCCATTAACCACGGCATGTTCACCGACACGGTTAACTGGTCTACCACGTTGCAGTCTACCGTCTCTACGAATGACATAATGATAACCGATACCGTCTTGTCCCAATTCAATTTGCATATTATTCACTTCAATGGAACCGATATTTTTATTGGTATAAGTTTCGGTTGCATGAACAATAACTTCAGTGATATCTCTTTTCACCGAGGCAAATTCAGCATCAAGTTCTTCGACAGATGCGATATAGGTAAATGTATCATCGGGAGTATTTCGACCACTCCATTTCTGATTATTCTCATCTACTGGTACAGATTCATCAAATAAACCAGCATCAATAATAACAGAACCACTAATAGTAGTATCTAGTTTTTTCATCCTATCATCAATGGTCGCAAGCTCTTCGGACGCAGCTGCAATCTCTGATTCTGGAATACCTCTTCTTCGTGCTTCATCCACAACAGCATTGTTCAAGTCTGTTGCGGTTGGTTGTCTTCTTGCATCTTCTAAAACAGATTTCATTTTTTCAGATACGTTGGGTGATTTAGTAACCAGTGTTTTTACTGCATTGACTTTATCGGTGTCATTACCCAAAGAGAATTCTTTTAGAATTGCTCGTCTCTCACTCTCTGTAGCAGAAATACCGCCAGGCACTAGGTTCTCAATATAACTTGATGCTGCACCAGAAATACCTTCGGTTAGATTCTGTAGAACACCACCTAAACCCTCACCAATTCGTTCATCAAAATCACCAACAAAACCATCAACTTCTTTGGTGAAGTCATTTATAGCAGAAAGAGTATCGCTTAATCCAGTGGGCAATACACTACTTACTGACGGGAAGGTCTTCAGTTCAGCTTTAATTCGTTTTACGTCAGCAATCATTCCTTTGATGCCAGTATCGTTTATGACTTGGTCACCAACACCTTCAAGTCCAGAGAACAATTCATTACCGAAATCTTTTATACCTGCTTCAATTTTATCTTGGAATCCTTTGACCTTATCATTTAACTCTCGAATTGGAGCGAGCGCTTCTATTTCTGGTAATAGGTCACCAATCGATAACACGGATAATGCGGCAGATATTGCACCAAAGAATCCACCACCACCACCCAATCCAGTAGCGTTTTGTGCTTCAATAATCTCGGTGAATGCAGATATTTCTTTTAGTGAGTCGGCAGTTTTAGATTCGACCA